TTCTTTTTTAGTAGTTGAATGTTCTGTGAACAATCTTGTAGCGTAAGCTAAGTTTGAGTTGAAGATTGCAACTTCATTAAGTTTTTCTCTGAAAACATTTAATGCTTTTCTGTATTCTTCATTTTTTTCTCTCAACATACTAACTTCTTCTTGAGTAGATTCAGTTTTAACACCATTTTTACCATAAACATAGTTTCTGTTAGGTGTAATACCTTTTCTTAATCCTCTACCTTCTTTAGAACCCATTCCATAAGTTCTTGCAGCTTCCTTAGTTTCTTCTTTTTCGAAAGCCTTTCTTTTAAGAGTGTCTCCTTTTTTAGTTGTGTAATCTTCTTTACCTTTCATTGTTTTGGACATATCACCTTTATTCATTCCGTAATCGCCCTCTTTAGTTTCAGATTTAACAACTTTGGACTTACCTTCCATGTTCGCACCTTTCTTGTATTCGAATTTAGCTTTTCCGGTTCCCATTGTTTTAGGACCTTGTTTTTTGTCTTCTTTAAATCCTCCTGATGCTTTGTCTTTGTAAGAGAATTTAGGACCTTTACCAATTCCAACACCTTTAGGTTTGTAGGTTTCATTAGTCATGTCATCCATGTCTTCGTCATCCATGTCATCCATGTCTTCTTCGTCCATTTCGATTTCGTAAACAACTTCGTCCATGTCTTCTTCGTCCATGTCTTCTTCGTCCATTTCGATTTCGTAAACAACTTCGTCCATGTCTTCTTCCTCTTCGTCCATACCTGACATATCACCACTAAAAATAGCGTCGATAATATCATTAGTAGTCTCATCATCTTCTTCCATCATGTCGTCATATTCTTCCATCATGTCTTCTTCAGATTCCCCAAGTTTTACAAGATATTCAACATCAGCATCACTATCAGTTAAATGAACATCATCACCGTCTTTTTTTACGATAATACCATCATTTTCCCCCATAGCTTTGAATACTTTTAGAATTTCTTCATCAGAAGCGTTGGTTAAGTCAATTGGCATTTCATCAGAATCCATTTCCATGTCAAAATCCATTTCCATGTCATCATCCGAACCAAAATCCATATCCGTCTCTACGTCATCGTTATCAGCGGACATTTCCATGTCAGCGTCTAAATTAACCTCATCTTCCTCATCTTGTTCAGAAAGAGATTCCTTTACTAATTGATTGATTTCTTCCTTCATTGTAGAAGCAAGTATTCCTTTTGCATTTTCGGCTATAGCTTCTTCAACTTGTTTCATTTGAATAAGGGCCTCTTGAACTAATTTGTTTTCACTCATATCGGAAATATATTTATTTTAACTAATAAATATTACCAAAAAATTAAAAATCCCATTTATTGATTGGGAAATATTATTTTTTTGAATATTAGTAGGTTTATTTATTTGATAAATATCACCGAGCATAAAAAAAGTGGTCAAAATAGACCACTTTAACTTAATTGGTTTAAATAAACCAATTTATTTTTTGTTTTAGATTAATCAATAACTTCATCAATCTTACTTTCAGATACCGATGTGATTCTCCATTCATGAGTAAATCCTTGGTATTTTTCAGTTACCTTTGCTTCCACATCTGTAACAGAGTATCCCTTTACAAGTTTTTCCTCTCTGATTTTTTTAATTTTACCACTATTTTCATCTGGTAAATCATACTGAACTTTTGCTACAAAAAATTTTTCTTCCATATTTTAATTTTATTTTCCCAAATAATCGGTTAATTTTCTCATTAAGTCAACCCCTTTCGTTTGAAATTCTGAATTTTCAGGTGATTTATATTTTTTTTCTTCCTCTAAATTCTCTTCATACTTCTCTCTATCTTCAGGTTTAGTGAACAAATACGCTCCCGGTGTTGATGGAGATGATACTAAGTCAAAACAAATTAATTCAAAATCATCTTGAACTTCATTTCTTTCTCCAACCTTTTTCAAAGAACCAACTCCTCTTGAAGAAACTCCCATAGTTACACCTTGTCTCATAAGATTTGCCGCTTGGTCTCCTTTAGTCGATACAATACCTCTTTCGTGAAATCCTGGTGATGTTAATAACTTAAGTTTTCCCATTAGGATATTCTTATCCCACCATATATCTGTAATAATGTGTGATACCCTATCTAAATCAATAAGAGATGACTCAGGGTGATTAAGTTCTGAAGTTGATAATCCTTTAGCAATTGCTTTCTTATAGTTGTCAGCTTCTCTTTTTAATATTCTTTCAGGATAGAATCTTCCGTTTCTATTTGGAGTATCGTATTTCTGTAAAACCGCATAAAATTCAAATGGATTTCTATAATCTAAATTTGAGGCTTCTTTTAATATATCCGCATTACGTATGTCTTTTGGAGATACCCAACCGGCATCCGTTTTTAAGATAAATATATCGAAATGTAATCTTTATTTACTTTTTGATATAGAAAACGTAAAGAATTTATTTTCAATTACATTATCTTTAACAATATTTTTTATTATTTTTTTAACAGACTCTTTTAATTCCGGACATTTAAAGTCCAATTCCTTTGTGGTATAAAGATTAACCTCTAAATTAAAAAATGATTTTTTACCTTTAGATAATCCACTCGACCTTAAATCTAAATCAACAATACTTTGTTCTTTAAACAAATTAGTATCAATTGAATTAAACACGGAATGTTTTATTTCTTTATTTAAATCCCCCACCACTCGGTTCCAATTATCGTGTTCAAATTTTGGGGAAACCCACGACTGAATGTTAATGTATAATGATTTTAAATTTTTAGAATCCACTGTCCCATATACTGATTTTATTGGACTGAATAAATTCAATTTCACACTTTTACCTTTTTTCATTAATCATAATTCTTGCTTATGTTTATTTTTTTTTATAAAAGTAACAAAAATATTGTGTGTTGTCAAAATTTTTTCACTAAATTGCGATATTTGTTATATATGATTATTGTAGAAATTAATAATAATGAGATTGAGAAAGCATTAAAGACTTTCAAATACAAGGTAAATAAAACTAAACAGAATAAAATTCTTTTAGAAAAAAAAGAATTTGTTAAAAAATCTATTAGTAGGAGAACTCAAATATTAAAGGCTTCCTATACTCAAAAAATTAAAAATTCCTTAGATTGACTCTTCTAAGTTTTTTAACTTAAGAAAATTTAATTGGTCAAACTTTTCAGTTTTTAATTTATCAATAGTTTCTGACAATTTTGTTTTTAATTCAAACTCCTGCTCTTTTTCTAACATCAAGTTAAGTTTTGTAATTGCACTTTCGCGAATTGTTTCAAACTTATTCTCAAGAGTTTCTGTATCTTCAGAAATCAATTGAATAAATTCTTTTCTTGAAGATTCATCCAAAGTATCGATATATTTTTGTAATGTTTGATTTGCAATACTTACCATTGATTTTAGTGGTAAGTTAACAGATTCTTTTATTGGTGTTTCATTAGACGTTAAAACATTAGTGATATTCTTTTTTGAATTTACCCTTTCCAATAAATTTAATTTGTTTGAATATACAAGAGAATCAATATCAGAATATTTGTTTTCAATATTTTCCGATAAAGTTTTTGGCAACTTAATATTTGGTAATATTTGTTGAATTAAATTAACACCTTCTTCTAAAAAATCTTTGGCGTCGGATTCATTTAAACCCTGTGGCGTACTTAATTGGTCGTATAATGAATACAACTTTGCCATGTGTTTATTATTCAAAACATTGTGTTTGAATTCTTTTAAAGATTTTTTGAATTCCTTTTCACTCTTGTAGGATTCAATAAGATTTTTCTCTATTAAAGATTTAATTTGTCCGAAAGTCATTATACTGTGTTTTCAATATAAATATTATGAATTTAGTAACTTATCCAATTCTTTTGAAATTTCTCCTAAAGATTCTTGTGCTTGGCCTAAATCGAGTATTTTTGACCCCTCTAAAAGATTACTTTCTATTAATAAGTTCATGTTTTTTTGTTTGGATTCAGGAGTGATTTCTGCTCCACCTCCTGCTTCAGGTGCTTCTCCGCCCGCTGGAGGTAATGGTGATTCTCCGCCCGCTGGAGGTAATGGAGACTCTCCTCCAAATCCTCCTCCTGAAGTATCGTCTGTTCCCTCAGGTGGTGTTTGTCCCGGAGCTGCAGGTTTTACATTATTTCCATATAACTTATCAATATTATCAAAAATACCTGTTTTAGAGATAACTGTAGGGGTTGCTTTAAGTTCTTCACCAACAGCTCGTTCAATTCTTTGTTGTTGTAAATCCAATCTTATCTCCTCATCAGACCATCCAAAGATATGTTTTTTAGCCCATGTTGATGATGTAGGTTGGATACCATTTCCTGGGTCTGAAACCAAGTCTTTGTATAATAAAACCTTTTCTTTCCAAACATCAATTTTTAATAAATCAGCCTGTGTAGATGGGTTAGATAATCCTAATGTAAAGTTCTGTAATTCATCTTCAAATCCTAATAGAAATAAGTGAACGATTGCAATTTTATTCAATTCTGCAATCATACTTTTTTGAATTCTATTAATAGTTCTTGCAAAACGAATATCTTGTAATGATAAATTTTTTCCATCACCAACAACTTCTTCAAACCCTAAAAATGCTTTAGGGACACGAAGAGCCGTTAATAATTTCTTTTGAATATATTCAATATCGGCAATTTCCGATAAGTTTGTTGCACCTGGTAATGTACTAATTGGGTCTGGTGCTGCAGGGTCACGAACAGGGATAAAATAATCTTGGTCAACCGCCATTTGATTAAATCTCATATCCACATTACCTGTTTTTGAATCTACAACTTGTTCTCTTTTAAACTTGTTTGCAACACGGTTTACGTATGCTTCAACATCATCATCATTCATGTTACCCACAA